TGACACTGCCCTGGAGGCCCGAGAGCCTGCGCGCGCCCATGCGGAACGCGACCGAGCGGTTGCGCAGCATCTCGATGAAGCCGACGTTGTCCGTCTGCACCAGGAAACCGCCCGCGCCCGCCGTCGCGACCGTAAGATCGCGCTTCTGCTCGACCGGCCGTTCCATGACCTCGAACGGCACGTAGAACTTCTTCGGATCAACGATCTGGTTCAGCTTCTGCGCGACCGACCGGCTGCACTCCGCTTCGAACCCTGCCTTGTCCCAGTTGTTGCTCGCGCATGCGGCGATCGCCCGCACCATGCTGAAGCGCTGCGTTTCCTTCAGCGTCAGGCCGAGCCGGGACGCCGGCTGCGGGTTGGACCGCCCGCGCTCCTCGAGGACCTGCACCAGATCCTCCGCCACCTGCTCGAACGAGTAGCCCTGGGAGATCCAGGCGTCCCGCGTCGCATCGCCGATCTTGTTGATCCGCGCGAGATTCTCAATCGCCTTCCGGCGGCTCTTTTCGAGGTCGAGCGCGATCGGCTGCTTCGTCTCCTCTTTGACTACCACGACATCGGCGGCATCGCCCGCCGGGGCGCTTTCGCGTGTTTCCATTTGAAGCTCCTTTCGTGCGGCGGGTGCCGCGGGTTGATGGGAATGACCTGCTGCCCGGCCCACGCCGACCGTGTGGTCTGCGGGGACCGTCACGAGGGACACCTCGAACGGTGTCCAGCGGGTGATCGTGTATTCATCTTCCTGATCCTTGCCCTGGGCCGTGAGCTTCATCTCGTCGCGGCTGTAACCGACCGAGATCGACGCGAGGATCCCGTCCTTCACGTCGCGGAACACCTCGCTCGCGCGTGGGCTGTTGCCGAAGCGCACCACCGCGCGGCCGATCTTGTCGTCGTCCACGCGCGATTCCTCGATCACTCCCACCCAGTCGCCCGGATCATGATTGACGAGCAGGTTCGCGCGGCCGGATTTCAGGCGCTCCATGTTCACCGCGCCCTTGGCGTGCGAGAGGATCTCCTTCCCGTACCACCGCAGCACGGGGATCTCCGAGGAGAACGCAACCTCGACGGTGCGCTGCTCCTCTTTCACGCTCGCGCGCTCGAACCGCGCCTCGAGCCAATCGGGCTTGGCGAGGATCTCGGCAATCGTCGGTTTCTTGATCATCGGTTGTCTCCAAAATTAAACGAGCCGCAGTTGCGGCTCAGTGGTCCGGGATTCTTCGTCGTCGTCCTTGTCGGGCGGGTCATCGCCATCCTTGTCGTCCTTCTTCGGCTTCGGCTTCGGCTCCGCCACCGGCGCGGGCTTCTCCTCCGCGACGTAGACTTCGGGCGAGGTGTCGAACACGAGCTCCGCCTGGTCGAACAGCTTCAATTCCCGCGTGCGAGTCGCGACCATGTCCTCGACGTCCTGGCCGCCTGCGGTTTGCGAGATCACGTCGGACACCGTCGTGAAGCCCGCCTTGATCGCTTCCTTGTAGGCCGCGACTTCCTTCGTTGGATCGACCCAGCTCCAGCCGCGCGGCTTGAACAGCACGGCGTCGAACTTGCGCGGGTCGACCGCGTATTCCTCGATGCGGATCGGCATCACTGCCCGGGCGAGGACCGCAAGCTGCAGCCACTCGCGATGGAGCGGCAGCCGGAAGTTCCGGATGAACCATTGCTGCAGCATCCGCCACAGGTCCCGGTCATCTAGCAGCGCGAGCCGGCTCGATGAATAGTTTGACTGCGAATAGTCCCGCGATAGGCTCTCGTAGGAGACACCGGTCCCGGCCGCCACCTCCCGCAGCATGTAGCGCATGAACGGATCAAGCGCGGTGTTCGGGCGGCTCGGGTTGTTGAACTGCATTTCCTCTCCGGGCGCGAGCTTGATCGTCATGCCGGGCTCGGTGACGACTTCCTTCTCCCCGAATGGTTTCGACGGGTCCACCGGCTGCGCGAGAGGATGGTCCGCTTCCGGCGTCTTGATCGTGTTGAGGTAGTTCGCCGCCCCGCGCGCCGCGACGATCTCGGCCTCGGAGTAGCCGTCCATGTCGTTCAGCTTCCGCGCGACCGCGTGCAGCCACGGTTCCCCGCGCGTCTGCGGCCAGCGGTCCACCAGGCGCAGGTGCATGATCTGATCGGCCGGCACGCGCTCGACCAGGTCGGAGCGCCCGACCACTTGCCAACGGAAGTCGCCCGGATGCTGCTGCCGGATCCAATAGGCGAGTGGACGGCCGTAGCCGTCGACTTCGACCCCCATCTTGATGACCGCCCCCGGCACTGCGACCCCCGGTGGCGTCGGATATTGCAACTCGTCGGCGATGCGCTCGGATTCGATCAGCTCAATGGCAAGCGGAATCTCTGAGCCGCCGAACGCCCGGACGTGCTTCCGCACCAGGACCTCGCCCGCCTCGAACACCTGCCCCATCAGCGCGCGCTCGAAGTCGCAGAAGTGGAGCGTGCCGCCGGTGTGGCAGTATTCCGCTCGCGACCAATCGCGCCAGGCCTCCTCAATCGCGTCGTTCACGTCGTCCCGCAGCGTGTCGCGCGAGGACATCACCTGCGCCTGCATGCCGATGCCAGCGCCGATCACGTTGTTCTGCACGATCACCTTCGCGCGCTTGGCGTAGGCGGCATCCCGCACCAGCGCCCGGCTGCGGTTGCGGAGGTTTGTCAAGCTCGACACCAACTCCGAGTCGGCCGAGGTGGTCGACGTCGCCCAGCCGGACGTCAGCCGCGACGCGCGGGCCGCCTGATACATGCGCGTCTGCACCACGCCCTCCACGCGCCGCGCCGGCTTCTCGCGCGACTTCCGCTCGACCTTCGGGCGAATCACCCGGGCGATGGATTTTCTCAAGTTCTCGAGCATGGCTAGATCCGGTTAAACCTTATTCCGACATTGCGCGGATTCGGCAGCCCCGACGCCATTTTCGCCGCGGCGTCCTCACTCGCCACCTCGGCCGCGAGCCGGTCGCGCCAAGTGATGAGATCCGGCAGGTCCTGCTTCGTCATCGACCGTGTCCCGATCGTGTAAGCCTTCACCGCCCCGCTGCTCAATGCCTCAATTGCGGCGTCGATATCCTCGAGTCGCCTGCGCGCATCCGACCGGCCGTCGTAGCCCTGCACCGCAGCGGCAGGATCCTGCTTGACGGTGAGCTGCCCGTCACCGAGCGACTGCCGGATCGGCCCGGCCTTCTCGACCCAGCGCGCCCAGGCGTAGGCACCGGGCTTCCAGCCGGCGGTGACGGCGGCCGCGGCCTGCACCCGGTAGTCAGTGCCCGAGGTCGTCGCCGTGATCTCGACCGGGGACTGCGCTGGCGTCGTGAACCGCGGCACGAGGCGATACTTCAGCGTCCACCCGTCCGCCGGCGGATACTCGTCCACCGTGTCCAGAAAATCCAGCGTGTCGCCGGCGACGAGCTCGCTGATCATTTGGCGGGATCTCCGATTCTCTTTTTCGTGTCAAGCGCCGGCGATTCGCCAATGCGGGTGTTCGTATCCACCGCCGGGCTCGATCCGATGCGTTCATTCATGTCCACCGCCGGGCTCGCGCCTATGCGTTCATTCACGTCCACCGCCGGCGTCGAGCCAATGCGCGTGTGCATGTCGACGTCCGGCGTCGATCCGATCCGCGCCCGCAGCGGCTCGGCGGTGTAGGCGATCTGCGCGACATACTCCGGCACCCGCGAGCTGTAGACGTGCGTGACCGCCGCCGGCTGCACCCGCGCCTGCAACTTCGGCGTGCGCCCGAGGTAGCTGTGCGTCGCCTCCGGGACGAGAACTCCCGCCCCGGTGAAAAACGACGGGATCCGCCCGGTGTAGCTGTGCGTCACCTGCGCCGGCTGCACCCGCACCTGTAGTTTGGGTGCCTGGCCGGTGTAGGTGTGCGTCGTCTGCGCCGGTTGTACCCGCACGCGCACCTGCGGAGCTTGCCCCGTGTAGCTGTGCGTCGCCGGCGAGCTCCTCACCTGCACCTTCACCTGCGGCGTCTGGCCGGTGTAGCTGTGCGTCGTCTGCGCCGGTTGCACTCGTACGCGCACCTGCGGCGCTTGCCCCGTGTAGCTGTGCGTCGCCGGCGAGCTCCTCACCTGCACCTTCACCTGCGGCGCCTGGCCGGTGTAGCTGTGCGTCACCTGCCCGGGTGCGACGCTCGCTCGCAATTGCGGCACGCTCCCGGTATAGCTATGCGTCGCCGTCGGTGCCGAGACTCCGAGCGCCGAACTGATCCCAGGCACCTGCCCGGTATAGGTGTGCGTCGCTGCCGCCGGCTGCACCCGCACTCGAACCTGCGGCGATTGCCCGGTGTAGGTATGCGTCGCCTGGCCCGGCTGCACCCGGGCCTTCACCTGCGGTACCTGCGCCGTGTAGGTATGCGTCGCCTGCGCCGGCCGGATCGTCCCGACCATCGCCGGCACCTGGCCGGTGTAGCTGTGCGTCGCCTGCGCGGGCTGCACTCGGACCCGGAGCTGCGGCACTTGCCCGGTGTAGGTATGCGTGGCAGACGGCGGCGATACGGCCTGCCCCGCCGTGATGCCCGGCACTTGCCCGGTGTAGCTGTGCGTCGCCTGCGCCGGCTGGACCCGCGCCTGCACCTGCGGCACCTGGCCGGTGTAGGTATGCGTCACTTGCCCGGGTGCGATGCTCGCCCGCACCTGCGGCGTCTCTCCCGCGTAGGTGTGCGTGACCTGCGCTGGGCGCATCGTGTGAATGAAATGCGGCACCTGGCTCGTGTAGCTATGTGCCACTTGCCCGGGCTGCACCCGCACCCGCACCTGCGGCGCCGCGCCAGAATACGAGTGGGATGCCTCTCCCGGGAACACCGCGTTGACCCCCGTCGGGACGAGCCCGGCGATCAGCCGCGAAACAACGCGGCGGCCTGGCGGTGTATACCCCGGCACTGGATAGCGTAGCTTGCTCATGTTGGCCTATAGGGGGGCATCACCAGATCAGATATTCCAGCCGCAGATGGTTGCATGATTCCGCTGAGTTGCAGTCCACGGGCGATTACCAATGCCATCAGCGGAGCTTTTGCTATGCTCGGAATTCCAGCGTCCGCCGCTGCTGCCAGCGATATGTCGAACGATCCAGTGCCGTTGTCGCGTAGTGCGATGTCGAGAGCCATTACGGACTCCCGGTGGCTACCGCGTTGTCCGAGCGCCCGATCAGCGTTCCACTCTCCCGCGCCTCAGAGTAGCAGGCGTAAACGTTGTCATACCACGTCAGCGAGTAGGCGCCGTTGCCGGTGCGCGAAGTCGTGCCGATGTGCAGGATTTCCTCGCCGTCCTCGGTGAAGGCGTCAATGTCCACTGTGCCACCCGCACTGCCGGTGAT